AGCAGCGGCTTTCTCGGCGACAGCCTTCTCGGCGGCAGCCTTCTCAGCGGCAGCCTTCTCAGCAGCGGCTTTTGCTTCAGCCACTTTTTTAGCTGCTATAATTCGTGCGTTTTGTCCTGCTCCGTTACGTCCTTGAGGTGACATAAAAAAATCTACCATTATGTATACGTTATACATAATGGATAGAAATTTCTAAATACTATTTGTAATTAAATATCATCATTTGAAATTTGTATAGTAGGTTTTGTTTTATCTTCATTTACAGTGTTATCCAAAATACCAATAGCACAAATATATGGGTCATTCAATTCAAACCGAATACCTACAATTTTTGTAGTAATTTTATCATTTTCCTTAATATTTCCAAATTGTTTATCTGTAAAATGATGGTCTCGGGCAATGAATACTGTAATAGGTATGTTTCCTTCATTATCTACAACTTCAGCATGGACTCCAGCTTTAGTTACGGTTTTTACGTTACAATCAATAATCATCCCTTCTACTGGATAACATACCATACATTCAAATACAGTTTGAAATTCTACTTTTTCATTATTAACAACCCCTGCTGAATAATTATTCACACGAACTGAATTTGGTTTTATATATCCATCTTGATTGCATTTACCTTCAATTCTGTGTGATATACTTCGTTCTAAATTTTGTTTTACATTTTGTCCTATTTGGTCCATTGACAGAAATACTTTCATAGTAAGTAATTCTTGGTTATAAACACCTTGCACTTTATTATCTTTGTTCATATTTGCTACTAATATATCAAGAGATTATCTTTTATGTTGTTTTATACATTTGTATATGAATAATTCAATTTTTCGTATACAAATATCAAGGTTTAGTTTTTCCTATAAATGTATCTACATCTCTATTACGTAATACTTTATCAAAAAACCATCGTTTTCCATTCAATTTATCTTCATCTAATTTTCTAAAAATCATTTCATAAATAACACATGTGCCTTGTTTTTTAATAGAATCGTAATCAAGATTCATATTAATAGGTAAATCGTTAATCTTTTTAATAATATCATTTTTACCAGAAGTGTTACAGTTAAACCCACTAATATTTCTCAGTTTGTCACCTGTATTTCTGGTTTTAAATATAATATTTTGTTTGTTGTCTTTATCAATAAAACCGAATATATTGGTATTTATTTTTGATGTATCCGCAACGATAAAGTTCTTTAAATCATCCTTGTATTTTTTAATATCATCATCTTGTGTTAATATAGGATTTGCATTATGGTCGATAGTATATATTTTAAACGGGCTCTTAGGAGTAAATACGTCAATTAATATAAACGCATTCTTGTCTTTTGACATAAAAGTTTCGTAATATTTTTTAATAACTTTTTCGTCTTTTGTTAATTGAATATCTTTTTGAAAAATGTGGATAATGACAGTAATTTTATCTTGCATGGGTAATGTGTCTAAAAAGTGATGTATAGCATATTTATTAACCTGTTCTTTTGTAAAATCATTCTTGGTAAGATGTTTACATACATTGCTTAAATGCTTATACCAATCGTTATCTCCAGATTTAATAGTATGTTCGGTTTTTAGTTTTCCGATATTTTCTGTAAAATGTTTATTAATAGTTTTATAATCATTTACTGTAATAGTTGAAATATCGGTATCTATATCAGTAGTTATATTAGATGTAGATTTTGGTAATTCTAATTCAAGAGATTTATGTTTGAACTGTATAGGAATAGAGCGTTCAATTAAAGAAATATATTCGTCTGTAAGTTCCATAGGCTGGAATACGTAGTATTGTCCTTTATTGATTAGATAACCATTTCTACCATATTTATCTGTAATGATTTCATTTTTATTATTAACAAACTTAGTAAGAGCAAAATCAATTTGTTCCTTTGGGTATTTTTTAACGATGTTTATGGATTTAATTAAATCATTACGTTTATAAAAGAACTGTTCTTTAAATAATTGACGGATTCTTTTCACAATAGCAGAAAATCCAATACGGGCAAAATCTTCACTGTAAGTATGTTCTATAATATTGGTATCAATGTCATTATTAGGAATACATTTATACTCACAATTGTCTTTATAATCACAAACCGCAGTGAAAGGTTTATCTCCAATTTGGAAATCTATTTTTTTACTAGGATTACTGGAAAGTTCGATTTTAATATTTTGATTTTGAGCCATTTGAGTTAATTTCTCAACAGTAAAATTGGTTTGTTCTATATTTAATTGACAATCAACAGATATTTCTTTCATGATACGCGTAACATTACCAATTAAATTAGCCTTCTTTTCAGCAAAACGATATACATATAAGTCTGCTGGTTCTTCATCATCATTCGGTAATGTAGTATGTAAATAAATTTCAACATTGCGTAATTCAAATGGTAAATCGCAATGACTTAAATTACGAACACCTCGACCAATAATTTGTTCGGGTCTATTGCTGTTATACCAAGGTTCCATAATATGAACTTGTCTAACGTTTTTAAAATCAAGACCTTCCGCAGCGGCTTTTGTTATTAAAATCACCTTAACATTTTCACCATTTTTATTTTCAGAATTTGTAATATGTTTAATATCATCGGCATTATTTGGAGAAAATAGTTTATCACCAGTAATCATAACATATTTTGCTTGTTTGAATTTACCTTTTACTTGTGATTTAGGTTTCATAGATACAGAATCAATCGGTTCAGTAGGAGGATTAGAAAATAATGGTTTTGTAAACGATGAAGAACCATAACGTGTAAAACCTAATTCTTCTAAGACTAATGCTAATGGAACAACACCACCATCAATATATTGCGAATATACCATTACGATACCCTTTGATTTAATAATAGTGTCACATATAGATGAAATTTTGCCACTATACTTGAATAGTTGTTCTTTATGAAATATACGTCCATACTTTTCCAATACAAGAGGTTTATATTCAAAGTTAAAACGTGTAAATTCATTAGTAGTATAAGTCATAATATTTTTCAATCCATTCTTACCAACACTATTTTTAATAATATCTTCTGGATTCATAGTAGATTCTTCATTATTGATTACTTTATCAAGTTGAGCGTTTGGATATACAATATCCAATGATTGTAATGGTCGTTCTAGGTATGTATATCCAAATGATTCCATATTTTCAAATGTTGGTAATGTAACACCTTGATTTGATTCACTATTTACATTATGCATATTTTTCATAGTATCAATAATAAATCTATATCCTTTGTGTTGGTATTCGCCTATTTTATTGGTATATACGGGTGTGTGTTGGATTGGTTTGTCAATAGTAAGTGTATTCATTTGTTTGGTTGGATAATTATCAAGATCTAATGTATGTTGGCTATCAAATGTATCTGGATAAATTCTATATGGAAAAGAATAAGGGTTCTCACCACGAACAAATGAAACATATCCGGTTAATTTCCGTATTAATAGGTCTTTGCCTCCTTCAATAACATTACCATTTTTGTCAGTAGTGTTTTCAATAAAATTACCATTTTTATCAAATACATCACTTTCACTAATTGTGCTACGGTTATCATTACTATTCATAACATTAGTAATCCATATTATTTCTTTATAACTATTATACATTGGAGTTGCAGATAATAATAGTAATCGGAGGTTATTTGCGTATTTACATACAGTTAATAATAGACTAGCTGTCTTCTTTTTTTCTTTATTATCATCACTTTGACGTATATTATGAACTTCATCAATAATAATAAGACGGTTATCAAAATATTTTTGTATTTTCTTTGTTTTGTGTTGTTTTCTTTGTTGAGCTGTATAATTGACATTATCTGGAGGTGTAATAATTTTCTGCATATAATGTGCGAATTCAGTATACCCAACAAAACTATAATATTTCTTAATAAGGGTATTCACCAACGAGACAATTTTATCCTTAGTAATTCCTTTTAAATTAGTAGGATTGATTTCTTTTAATAACGAGTTCCCGACACAAGTGTTTAAATTCCATTGTTCTCCATCTAATTTTAATTTACGTTCATCGAATAATTGAAGACGAAAATTATTCTGTACGTTAGGTGAAGCGACAATGAGTATTTTTTGCGTGATTCCAATTTGTTTCATAAAGTTTCTCATTTCTTCTGAAATGCCAATCGCACTACAAGTCTTACCAGTTCCCAGACCGTGATATAATAAAAGAGAGTTATATGGAGTTTGTAATGATAAAAAATTTTTAACAAACATTTGATGAGGTAATAATTCAAAATCAGCTTTACATAAAAGCTCTGCTTGTTTCTTAATGTCTTTAATTTTTCCGTCAAATTTTGTATCATTAAACTCTTTACGCATAGCTATTTTTTGATTAAACTTAGGGTCATTTAAATCGGGATATAAAAAATCATAGGAGTTGTCATTTTCAGCATTTTCATATTCTAGTTTTTCTTTTTTAAACAAGAAATCATTATATTCTTTTGAATCAATATCAGCTGGTTCGACACCAATAGTATCTTGTATATTTTGTTCTTCTGTATCTAAATTAATTTTTGTGTCGACACTTGTGATATCATCGTTGTTTATATTTTCTTGTATTGATTCAATAACATTGTCTTCATCTTGGTCTTTCTTATCTTGGTCTTCTTTTTCTTCTTCAATAGGACTGGGTAATATAGCAGGTGTTTCCTCATTATTCTGAATAGAAGGTTCTTTCTTATTTTCTAAACATACAATGAGAGAGATTAACTCATTTTTCATTCTTGCGCCTTTGATTTGGTTTTTGGTTTTACCTTCTTCTTCTCCTATTAAATTGGAAATCATATTTCGAAGGGTTTCATTATTCATTTTTTTTAATTCATTTACTCTTTCTATTTCTGAATCTGTTTCAGGTGTATAATCAGTAGAACATCCAGATATTATAGCTGTTTTTTTCTTACGTTCTTGACATATTCCATTAACTCTCCGCTGACCCTTAGGACAAGGTGGTCTTTTTTTTCGTGTAATATTTTTAGTAGCGGTCTTAATTTTTTCGGTATTATTCATAATAGATTGATACTTTAAAATATATATATATAATTTTACATATATATATTTAATAGGGAAACAACAATTTGTATTTCAACAGCATATTATGTATTTTAGTAAGCATATTTTGTTTTTCTAAATTATATTTTCGCATTGATTCAATCGAATTGTCGTATGTTTTCCATTCCATTTTACTTACTTCTGATAATTCATAATTATCAATTTGCTTACTATCTTTATAGTTCATATATGCTATATAATATTTATGTTTATACGATTTATAATTAGACCCAGTAAATATTTCTTCAAATGGGAAGATATTATCAATCAACTTAATTTTATCCAGTGATATTCCCGTTTCTTCATTAAATTCTCGTAAAGCACATTGTAGGTCAACTTCATTAAAATTACGCCTACCCTTTGGAAACCCCCATTCAGGTTCATTCCAACGAGTATATAGATTACTTTCTTCAATGAGGCTATTCAAACTAAAGCATTTATTTTTATAATTAATACCATTTCTGAGTTGATTAAATTTTACTTTAGATGCGTTTTCTTCCGATTTATATTGAGTTGATATGATAGTGCAACCCCATATTTCACTCCATAGTTCGTCAAATGTTTTACTGGTTAATTTATTTTTTTCTTGAATTGTCATTTGTTTTATCATATTCATAAGATAATCTTTATTTGTAGTGGAATATTTACCGCGCATAAAATCGATAAACCCAAGAGTATCTTTACGCCTTATCATTAAATATTCAATATTGTTATTATGTATTCTAAATGTGATACAACCTAAGCTCGTTATAGGTAATTTGCATTGGTTATAATTATGACCGTTTTTTCCACAATTATTACAATAATTATCAGACATTGAATAATTCTATAGAGTAATCTTTACGCCCTTTTCAAAAAAGTGTTTGTATGAAATCAAAAAAATAAATATTCTATGGTGTATATACAAAATGTTATTTAATCCAGACGTATGGGGTCCTCATTATTGGTTTTTTTTACATACAGTAGCTGAATCTTATCCTAGAACTCCAAACGATGTAACTAAAAAGAAATACTATGATTTTATTCAAAATATTCCGTTGTTTATACCCATAGAAGAAATGGGAAATAAATTTAGTGAAATGTTAGATAAATATCCAGTATCGCCATATTTAGATAATCGAGATTCATTCGTAAGATGGGTGCATTTTATTCATAACAAATTTAATGTGTTATTAGGTAAAGAGGAAATCTCTCTTGCGAAAGCCTTACAAAAATATCGTGATGAATACAAACCGAAACCCGTGTATATAAGTGAAAAACTAAGTTTAAAAAAGCACTATATTCATTTAGCATTAATATTGATTTGCGTATTTTTAATTTATGTATATTATGAATAACTTATTATATATTCTGATAATTTATACAGACTATATAAGTAGATAATGAGATTTGAATTAGTAATATTATTAGTAGCAGGATTTTTAATGGGTAATATTTATACTGATGGAAAATATATGAATATGATGTTATCATGGAAAAAATATTATCAAATGGCAGGTATAGCATTTGGAGCGTTGATGTTTTATATTTTAATTAAAAAAAATCCATTAAGAGCAAGAGAAATAGTAACTACATCAAATGATTATATAAAATATTTACCATTGGATAGAAATACTTCAAATATAATTTCTCCAATATTAGATTTTACAACAAAGCAAGGATTTTCTTCCAGTAATGAAAATTATCCAATGATGCAAATGTCAAATCAAGTATCGGAAGATAGAATAATGAATTCTGGTAAGAAAGCAACCAAACGTTCCGTAAGTGAAACTAAAAAGAAATTTGTAGCATCACGTCAAAACTGGAAATGTGGTGATTGCCAAAGTCAATTAAATGCATGGTTTGAAGTAGATCACGTAGTGAGATTAGAATACGGAGGAAGTAATCATGTAGATAATTTAGTTGCTTTATGTAGAGATTGTCACGGTAAAAAAACTACATTAGAAAACTTATAAAGAATACAAATTATATTATATGTATCAATATATAATATAGATATGAACGATATAGGTAATTTATTTCAAGAGAACTGGGTTATAATTTTAAAATATATATTTACACTTGTATTTATAGTGTATTTTGTATTTATTTTAAAAGAGTCAGCAGAAGACCCTCGTTCGCTAACAAATAATTATCAGAGTTATTTATTCCCATTAGTGATAGGATTATTTATTTTGATACCTACCGTTTTTTTAGGAAAAGAGTCATTAAATAATACTTATTATGTTGGATTAATCATAGGAACTATAGTAGCGTTATTTGGAACTATATATTATTTTTATTCTTCAACAAGTAATGCGGCTTATTCCATTGCGAACTATATAATTTCAGGTGTAGTAACCTTAGGATTGTTGGTGGGATTAGCAATTGTATTTTATTTTTATAGTAATTATTTGAAAACAAAAGAAGGTTGGGCTGGGTTCTTCGTTCATTTAATTTTTTATGTTCCTTGTCTAATTTTAGATTTTTATAATTATATCAGACGTGAATTAGAACTAACAACAAATGTAGTATATTATTTGTTTATTACGGAAATAGCACTCATATTCCTTTATAATTATATTCCAAAAATTATGTCAAAAATAGCATTGAAAGAAGGTATTCCTATCTTAAAGGAAACAGCGTTTTTGGATATTGAAAAACCATTAGCAAGTAGTTATGACTTGAAATTAACTCGAAAAACAGATAATGTAAATTCTCCTATTGTATATCGTAATAATTATAGTATATCAATGTGGATAATGTTAAATAATCACTCAGATAACAAGTTGCCATATGCAAAAGAAACAAACATATTTAATTATGGTAATGGGTTGCCAAAAATAACATATGTAAAGAAAGAAGACCATAATACAAAGGATACTATCAAAGTATATTTCACAAACGCAACTAATACTGAAAACAGTTATATTGTTGAAATAAATACACAAAAATGGAATCAATTAGTATTTAATTATAATTCAAATTATGTAGATTTGTTTGTAAATGGAAGTTTAGAAAAAACATTTAGATTTGATTATGATAATCGTCCAGTATATTCATCACATGATACAATTGTAGTTGGTTCAAATGACGGACTTGATGGTGCAATTAGCAATATACAATATTATACAAGTAATCAAACACGTTCGCAAATAACAAATTCTTATAATTTATTGGTTAAAAAGACCCCCCCTGTAAATAATTTATAAATATTAAATATATAGAATGGATACTATTACTATAATTCTAATAGTTACAATATTAGTTTTGTTATATGTCTTATATGCTTATTTTACCGATAAGGGGAGTGAATTAGCACAAGAAGCCAATTTATTACACACTATTCCAGCAATCACTGATATTGATAGACCTACAAATACTCGTTACGCCCACTCTGTATGGATTTATGTAAACACTTGGGACAACAATGCAAATAAAAATATTTTATTAAGAGACGGTCAGTTTAAATTGTATTTAGACAAACTATCTCCTACATTAAAATTTGATGTACGTATGAATGATGGAAGTGATGAAACAATGATAATTACTAACAATTTCCCATTACAGAAATGGGTAAATATCACCATTAATATGGATAATCAATTTGCCGATGCTTATATTGATGGTAAACTTGTAAGATCTCAAAGATTTTTTAAACAAAATAATAATAGTGGTGGTGTAGCTCCAATTATGCCACCCAATAAAGAAGTCCCTTTATATTTAGGAAATAAAGAAGTTAGCAATTTTGATGCTTATGCTACTTTATTGAAACGTTGGACCGAACCTATTGACCCCAAAACTGTTTGGGATAATTATATGAAAGGAAATGGTTCAAGTAAGATGGCTTCAACATTAAACGACCTTGGTATTGATTTATCTATATTACAAAACAATGAGGAAATTAAAAAATTATCATTGCTATAAAAGAATCTATTGTTTTATATATCTAGTCTATAGTATATAAAACAATATGAACGTTCAACCTCAAAATAGACCTTTATCTACAATAAATACAAATATCCAAAGTGGTATTCAAAGTATAGGTGAAAGTTATGAAAATGCAAGAGAAGGATTAACTGATACATTTAATGAATTCTCTACCGAAACCGCCGCTGGTGTAGGTGCTACTGCTGGATTTTTATATTCGAATACCATTATTGCAAAATTTGCCTTTCTTATTTTAGTATTAATAGTGTTTTTATTTTTAATGAATTTAGGTATAAGTTTGATTCATTATTTTACAAAACCATCTGAAACACCATTCATAATTGACGGTATGATTGATGGTTCTACACAAATGGTAGTTCCTCAAGACCCTAAAAATACTGAAAGCATACCTATATACAGATCTAATAATGAATCAGAAGGATTAGAATTTACTTGGTCTTCGTGGTTATATATTAATGACTTAAACAAAAATAGCCAAAAGTATCAACATATATTCAGTAAGGGAGATGGAACTTTTAATCAAACAACTAATATTGCGAATGTAAGTAATGCTCCCGGTATGTATATCGCACCCATGACAAATAAACTCCATATTATTATGGATACTGTTGATGGTAAAGATACTAACACCATTATTAATGTTGACAATGTTCCATTAAAGAAATGGTTTCATGTAGCAATTCGTGCTATGAATACAAAAATAGATGTGTATGTAAATGGTATTATTGCTAGTCGTTTAGAATTAAGCAACACCCCAAAACAGAATTTCGGCGATATTTATATTTGCCAGAATGGCGGTTTCTTCGGAAAGTTATCTGCGTTGAGATATTATAATCGTGCTTTAAATATCTATGAAATTAATCATATTGTTTCAAGTGGTCCTAACTTAAAGACTATTACCGACGAATCTAAAATGGGTGGTTTCAAATATTTATCTAATTATTGGTATTCATCAAAATACTAATGTAACAAATTCATAGTATAATATAGTTATAATATAATATACTATGGCAACTACTAATGTATCTTTAGAAGATATCTGTAAGCAACGAAGAAGACAATTATTATTTACCATTCCACCACCAAGAAATACTATACAATCTCCTTATCCACAATATACTCAACCACAATTGGATATGAGGAGAAAGGCTGAAATTTTGAAATATGCTGGAAATAAGCAAAATACAAAAACCAATTCATTAACTAGAACAGAAAGATACGCACAAGCAATGAGAAACAGAAATCGAGTTGTTTTGACAACTACGGTAAATAATGTTTCTTGTCCTGATGATACTATCATATATACATCAAGTAGTGCTTCTGGTGTTCCGGGTCCATCAATTCCTTTGTATTTGGATAATAGTGTTCCTTTATATAATTATGAAACCAATACACAACCACTAGGTATAATCGAAACTGAAATAACGGATAAGTGGATTATTACTACGCCCGAAAATAATGTATATTTTAATGATGACGAAAGTAATTCATTATTTTCAATGAATATAACCGAAGCAATCGATTATCCTAAGTATGTTTATAATATCAGTTTACCAATAGCTTTCAATGTAACCGGACAAAAAAAACTGAATGGTAACAATCTTGATATATATGATAATTTATCGATTACATTGGATGCTGTTACACCTTTTGAATTTTCAGTAAAATATAATGAAAAAGATGTAGTAAATGTTTCGCCGATTGTATCTTATACATATGATGTATCTAATTTAACAACATTTTCATTTGATGTATCCAATAATGCAAACAGTTTTGATTCAACTTTATATGCTGGTATATTAAATATTTCTAGTATTGATTTATTTACAGAGACGGGTTATATTTATGATTTTCATATAAAACCTAAGTTAAGTATTATTGTAGGTGATGTAAATAAAACGAGTAATTTCGACGTTGATTATAGTATTAGTTATGGTATTTTAATGAATTATAAAAATGAAGAAGATAATGTATTTTTTAATTCTAATAATTGTAGTATATTAACTAATCCAAGTACAAAAATATATACACCATTTACATTTTCAAATATGTAATAATTAATTTTACAATATTACATATTACCAAGTGCTGCGGTCGGGGTTGCTTTTGATACTTTTTAATGGATGGTATTCAGGTCCTTTTGGTGGAACATTTTGAGAAAAAGCGGGATTTAAACACATTTCGGCATTGGGGAATAATTGTCCTGACATACATTTAGAAGCGTCGTTTACTTCTACACAGCCTCTACGTCCATTTTGTTCTCCAACTAAACACCAACTTGTTTTTCCAGTAGAAATATTATTTTGGATAGGACTTTCGGTTGTATCTGCTTTAGGTTCGCTAATAACAATATCTAATTCTTTTTTTGTTTCTACATTTACAGCGTTTTTACTTGCATCTTTCAAAAGGTTTCCTACTGATTGAACGGTTCCCTCAGCAATATCTACACCAACACGAGCTACATCAGATGTTATATCAGCTGTTTTGTTAATAAGGGTACCAGTTGTATATCCCAAAATAGCTAATATTTGATAAAAAAGAGGTTTGAAAATATTAACAATGACTTGAATAACATTACCTACAACTATAAATAAATTTACTCCTAAAAGAGATAGAATTAGTAAAACCGTTAAAATAATAATCATATAGTTCTTGTTATTTCCATTGGAAGCAATATAAGTTGACCTAGATATAGAATCCATTTTTTATAATATAATATACAAAAATATTTTATTTAGTAGTTCGTTTGCTTTCTTCTTATATAATGTATTTTTAATGTAAATGGGATTCTTTAATATGCTAGAAATGTTCTTTTTTGCGAGTTTAGCTATAACTTTTGTTTTGATATTATTTTTAGTGTATCACTTTAGACAAAATTTCACAGCATTAGAAGAAAAGTGTGATACTATGTTTGAAATAATTAACAATATAGTAAAGGAAATGAATAATCGTGCGACATTGGAACAAATGCAACACGAAATTCCTGAAAATGTTATATTTACACCAAATGTAAATCAGATGAATACACCTACTGAACTACCAAAATTGGTTGTATCAGAAAGTGAAGAAGATGAAAGTGAAGATGAAAGTGAAGATGAAAGTGAAGATGAAAGTGACGAAGAAACTGATGAAGAAAGCGATGAGGGGTTTGATGATGATACCGAACAAGCTGTAATATTACCCGAAGAATTAATAGAAGAAGAACAATCTATTAAAATTATACAAAATGTGGATTTGCAGGATATTGATGAAGATATAAATCCTATTGAAGATAATAACCTATCCAATGAAGTATCTGATATAGAAGACCCAGATATTGATGAAGGTTTAGACGAAGAAGCTGTAAATATGATTCATGTAGAAAAATTAGAAGAAACCACTTTAGAGAATACTAATGAAACCATTGAAACACCACCAATGGAAGTATATCGTAAGATGAATATAAGCGCTTTGAAAGCATTAATAGTCGAAAAGGGTTTGCATAGTAATAATGACATTAATAAAATGAAAAAATCAGAGTTGTTAAGATTACTTGAAACATCAACATAAATGTAAAAATATAATTTCACATATATAATATATAAGTGTTTAGTATATTATAATGTTTCCACGTTCATCAAATATTTTTCAAAGTGTAAATTGTGCGTATCCTGTAATTAAAGAAACTGTTCCTGAATCATCAAGAGGATATACTGCTAATAATAAATATCCTGGATTTCCTCCATTAATGAATGACGGTCGTTCCATCACCGCCACCTGGCAACCAGAATCAACTATCAATGCCGATTTGGTAGAAAACTCTGGTATAAAATCCAATTGGGAATATCGTAAATATTTAACAGAAAACGCAAAAAAAATTATGGAATATAACTTTCGTGAGTCATCAAATGATACTGGATATTACAAAAGACCTATTGATATTCCCAGTATTCAAACTAACGAAGTGAAAGGATTCCATAATCAACCCTATTTGTATTCATCTGGAACAGATAATACTCAACCTTTCAGTTACTCATCAAGTGATTTAAAAGATTTATATTTATCTAGAGAGCAATTAGCATCTCGTAAAATAGCACCAGTCATATCTACATAAACTCCTACCCGCAAATCTGATTAATTTTTATAATGGATGAACTTGTCTATGTGGTTTGAATATAGCACGTGCCATGATAAAAGTAAACAATCCACCAACTATAAAGAAACCTTCCATTTTGTTGTATAATAAGTATTGTATGTTATATTTACTATAAAAATTTTCAATTTTACAAATATTATAAGCATTTCAAATAATATAAATCGAGTTTGTTTATATTATTATATTATAATGAAACTAATAAGTTTTGATGTTGGAATCAAAAATATGGCATATTGTATTTTAGATTTACAAGGTTCTCAATTGAATATTAATAATTGGGGAATATTAAATTTAATGGATGATGAGAACATTTCATATACTTGTGATTGTAAGAACAAACCAAAAAACAAGAAAACCCCTCCGACGAATTGTAGTAAAAAGGCAAAATACCATAAAAATAACAAGTATTATTGTGAAAAACATGCAAAAGAATGTTCTCAATATATGATTCCTACAAAAGAGATGAAAACAACATATTTGAAAAAATTAAAATTAAATGATTTAATACAACAAGGTCATCAAAATCTCATATTTATAAACGTCGAGAACATTGACAAAAAGAAGAAACAAGAAATATTAGATATAATGATAAAATACTACGAAACCCACTGTTTTGAACAAATACAAAGTAAAAAACGGAGAACAGCTGGTGAAACTGACCTAATTAGTGTGGGAAAACGAATGAAAGAGCAATTAAATAACATTGAGAACATACAAGATATAAAATATGCCATCATAGAAAACCAAATATCACCTATAGCAACACGAATGAAAACCGTCCAAGGTATGTTAGCCCAATATTTTATAATGTTGAATGAAGAAATCATTATAGAATTTGTATCATCATCACATAAACTAAAACAATTTTCCGAATTAAAAATAGATGTTCGAGAACATTGTATCGAAAATGCGAATAATGAAAATAATACACAAACAAATCCCGATTATAAAAAACATAAAAAAGATGGTGTGTATTATTGTTCTCTAATGATAGATGCAAATGAATCTTTTAAAAATTGGAAGGATACACTCAATACTAAGAAAAAGGATGATTTGGCAGATTCATTTTTACAAGGTATTTGGTATTTAAAACACAAAAATATAATATTATATGCGGAGGATTTAAAAATAAATATTGTATAAATATCATAAGTATGGAAGTTGTTGATTTAGGTGCACTTAGTGAAATAGACGATTTACCTAGTAATGAACCATCTAGAACAGGTTCATCAAATTTAGGTTCTGGTATAGAACTATTGATGAACGAGAAGAAAGTGTCATCAGGTGTGGATTTAAATTTAGGAGAATTAGACAATCTTGAAAACGAATTAAATGAAATTTCTGGTAATACACCCAAAGTAGAAAGTAATACAGAAACAAAATCATTATCAGGAATTGCATCTAATTTATTTGGATTTGGTAGTTCAACTGAAAATACAAATAATATTCATATAAATGAAGAACCAAGTGATTCTAACCTCGGACAAGCTACTCGTGATAGTATTGGAACCGCAAAAACGTGGGATGGATTTTCAAAAATGTCAGAAATGCCATTTAATGATGAAATCAAAGTAAATAACACTATGAATGATCGTGAAAAAAGAAGAAAGAAGCGTGCTATGATTAAGAAGTTGGAAGAATGGCACGATAAAGGTATGATTAAACATAATTCTCATTTTACACTTGATTCTGATTATGACGAAATTGAAGACGAATATGAGACCGCATTAGAAGATAAAAGAAAAAAGGATAGTCTAAAACTACAAGGGTGGTGGTTTATGACCTTTATTAACTCATTGGAATATGCAAACACTGCTTTCAATCCATTTGACTTGAACCTTGACGGTTGGGGAGAACAAGTAAGCGAAGATATTGATAGTTATGAAGATATTTTTAGCGAACTACACGACAAATATAAAGGTGGTAAGTTAGCACCAGAAATCTCCCTTCTTCTTCGTATAGGGTTTAGTGGTGCAGTTTTAAATTTCTCTAATAAGGCATTGTCTACTGCTACACCCGCATTTAATGATGTTATAAAACAGAGTCCAGAATTAATGAAAATGTTTACAAACGCTACAGTAAGTAGTATGAGTCAACAATCTCCCGGATTTGCTATGGCAAATAATTTAATGGAAGAAGTTCAGAATAAACCTCGTGGACCACCACCACCAGCCCCTGTTGAAACACAAAATATGCCTCCTCAACCAAGACCGAGTATGAATTATTCAAACAATCCTCCATCAAACAGACCAGATATTAACGCAAGTCGTGGTGCAATGTTTAGAGAACAAGGTGTAGATATGAATTCTCAACAAAATATTAACGAACCACCCAAGAGTATGGCAGCTCCTATTCAACGTGCTGAAATGAAGGGACCACAGTCTAGCGATATTGATAATATACTATCTGGATTGAAAACTAGAACAGTGAATATTCATGAAAAGCCACCACAATCAAGACTTCAAAGTGCTGATGAAGATTCTGTTATTTCAATTGCTTCATTAAAGGATATGCAAAATACAAATATGCCAAAGCGTTCTAAGAAGAAAAATACTTCAAATAAGAACACAATCTCACTCGATATTTAAATCTTCATTGTGGCAATACTTTCTAATTTATAATTATTTTCACTATGTTCTCCTTGAACTATTTGAAGAGTTTGAGAAATAGGGTGTAAAAATAAAGCAAGTATATAAATTTTCACACTTTTCACTCGCATAATTCAATCCAACATTATCATCTATACGTAAATCACGATGAAATATAAACAATCCGTTTTTACTTTTTGTCATTCTTAAACCCTTGAAGATTTAAAACGCCGGTTTTTGAAAGAATTATAATAAAAATTATATAAATATTTTTTATTATATATAGTATCGTAATGGATAAAGATGGAATAATAAAGGAATTAGCAGAAAGGAATGCTAAATTAGAAGAGGAATTACAAGCAACCAAAGAGCATCTCAAAAAATACACAGCACC